GGTTATCAACTGTTGTGTCGGCAGAAAGAGTATAAACGTCGCCGTTCTTCTCATACCAACCCTCGGTTGTGGGATTCTCTGTTCCAACAGGTGTAACAGCAGTATATGTGGCTGTACCATCATCGCCGTAAAGCTTCTTCTCAAGATTAGCAAGCTTTGTATCATCAACCTTCGTGCTATCGATAACGATAGTAGCGGTAGGCTTAAGACCAGGAACATTGACAGGTGTAGTCTTAACTTCCCAGCTAAACGTAATAGCTGAAGGAGAGTCATTAACTGTCTGATACTGCTTCTGTGAAGGTGAGCACATTGCGCCATAAATCAGATGAAGCTTATAACCATGATCCTGACCATCTACATCATTACCAACAAGAGTCTTGTACGCAAGACCGAATACCTTTCTAGCCTGCTGTCCGACAGCAACGCCTGTAGCAAGCTCTGCAGAACCGTCACAAGCCGCGAACTCATCGGGATAGGTATACGCTTCGATCGTGGCACCAAATTCCTCTGCTGAATAGAGGTTCAGATACTTGATGTCATCTGCATACAGAGCTGTAGCTTCAGCACCCGAAGGAGACTCTGATACAGAAGTAAGACCGTTCCATGCTACACCAGGTGAATAAACGCCCTGATTGTTAATAGGATAAAGGACACCCTGCTCTATACCAGTTTCGTAAAGCTTCTTGCCGGTGTCGTCCCATGCTAAACGTGCCATAATTGTAAATCCTCCTTAATCGTAATAGAGATCATAAACATAATGATACAGACCATCGCTGGCATAGACTCGATCGAACGATATGTGTCTGAACTCATCGAGTATCGTATCCTTAAGCTCGTTGTCTGGATCTTTATGAATTAATGTAAGAGTGTACCGATGATTTCGAATGTAATTTTTGTTATTCGCTCTATCGGTCATGATGTCAGCTAATTCGTATACAATTGCTGGGTATTTCATTTTTAGTGACTCTGGAGGCTGAAAGTATACGTTCCTTGATCCGAGAACAGCCTCCAGATTAGTCTGAAGTTCATTCCTGCTGTCCATTGTACAAGCCTCCAAGAGTCAATGTTATTCTAGGACGCTCTGGAGAAGCCGAAGTTACTCTCCATAAAGCGCCCATGAATTCCACATATTTAATTTCGGAGAAATGCTGATAAGCAAATGCGTCAGCAAGAATACTGATGTCTGAACTGATGTTTATGTCATCATTAACAGACTCGGTTGACTGCCAGGTTGATCTGTTCTTAACAATATCGCCACGATAAGTCCGTTCGACTATGTTGTCTTCCCAGATACCAGGTCTAGTCTCCTCAGTTATGAGGTATCCAACCTTACCACAAAATCTAGCCATCAGAAATTTCCCCCATTTTGAGACTTATCAACCTGCCGGTGTAGCAAGTGCAGTCCATTCAACTGCTGTAAGAGTCGTAGAAACAACTGACGCAGTTGTAACCTTGTTAGCGGCAAGAGCGAAGGGAACAAGATAGTTAAATCCATCATTTCCATCCGGAACTGCAACAAGAAGGCGGCCCTTAAGGAAGGCATCTTCTACATCTGCCTGCTTAGCCTGAGTTGTGAAAGCGGGCTCATAGTAAACCTTACTATCAGCAGCTTTTCCATATACGACGAATGCGGATACATTCTTATCCTTAGCGTCATCAAATATTTTCTTCATTTGGATAATTCCTCCTTAAAAAATTTGGGGCTCCGAAGAGCCCCGTTAGGAAAGTGAATATGAAAAGTGTTAACTGAATTACTGATGCTCAATAACCTTAATGGCTGAGAAAGGCTTCGTAAGAGCACCTGAGCAACGTGTCTCAATAAGGTACTTCTGCTGGTTGTAATCGATGTCGAAGTCATCGAACATATTAACAGCGCCACCCTTATCAGCACCTACATTGTAATCATTAAGATCAAGAACTACACCGTAAACACCTGAAGGAACAACCGAATCCGGAACCTTAACGATCTTAGAAACACTCATAGCAAGAGCAAGATCACCCATATCCTTGTACATTCTATGTCCCTGAGTATCCTCAAGAAGAAGCATATCAGAAACAAGGCTATTCTTTACGAAGAATGTAAGATTACCAGATCCCTCATAGTTATCCTGAGCCTTAACGATACCGTTGATGATAGCATGTCCGAGAGACTCACCAGATGCGGGATTGATATCAGCTGTAAGCGTATAAAGAGCTGCATCATTGTATGCAGGAATGATGTTTGTTTCACGGATCTTATCTTCCGAAGAAGCTGCACGGCCATCACCAAACAGAATAGCTCTTGCGATTTCCTCGTCGAGCATCATTCTCATCTCACCCTTAAGCCAAGAAACCACATCGAAATCTGTGATGTCGATAACATCATCTCTGTCAAGCTTCTGCTTCTTGTAGATCGTGGTAGGCTCTACGGCTCTCTTAAGCAGGCCGAATACTTCTTCCTTCTTAAGCTTACCCTTCTGAGCATAACCTTTAGCTCTTGCATCATCTTCGCGAAGATCTGCGAACATCATCTTGATACGGCTGAAAGGTGTATGATGAACACCATTCATAACAACACTTACCCACGCATCAGGATTTCTCTTGATAAAAGCCGGAGCGCCATCACCATTAATGTTCTTAGCTTCAGGGAACAGCCAATCGATATTGTCAATACCATACTCAGCTGCGTGTGCAAGATAAGATTCCTTCAGGGAACCAAATCTCTTACCATCTTCAATGATTGTCTGGAGACCATCATGAATAAGGGCATCATTCTCCATCTGATCATTGTCAAATACGTTGTGCTTCATGTCTTCTTTTCCTCCTTCGGAATCTTCTTTGTCAGAACCACCCTTAGCATCTTCAAGTGCCTGACCGATCATTGCATAAACAACTGTCTTCTGTTCGTCTGTAAGACTATCAAAGACTTCTTTTACTGTCTTGCCGCCGTCTTCTTTCTTTTCAGCAGCTTCCTCTGCGTGCATCATTTCATCTGCCACTTCGGTTTCCTCCTTCTCTTCGGCTTTCGGCTCTTCATCTGTCTCTTCATCTGAATGAGCCAGTTCCAGAGAAAGACCTGTATAAATTATTGCCTCTTCCTCATTAATCTCATCGCTATGAGCTATAGCAACATTGTCGATGAGAGCTCCAGGATTAGCTCCTGAGAGAACAAGGCTTACTTCACGGATCGCTCCGTGCAAAACGTCAGCGCCGTGCTGCTTAAGCTTGTTGGCATAAATTGACAGTGAAGAAATGTCTCCATGCTCAACAAGAAGCTTAGCGTTCTTGCCGGCTTCTGACTCATTGAATGAACAGTATGCATATACGCCCTCATTACGGTTCTCGAGCAGAGCGTGACCAAGCACATTGCTCGTTTCGTTATGCTGATGATTCCAAACAAGAGGAACCGTCTGTCCATCGTTTTCTTTGAACGCGTCTTTACAGATCACTCTACCATCTGCGCAAACAAGACCGTTCTTAGTGGCCCAGCCACTAAAGTCAAACTTTGCTCCCATTTTGAACCTCCTTATTGGGATTGTCGCCTTCTTTAACCACTTCTCCTTCTAAGTTGACAACTTCCTCTCCCTTAGCAGGAGAAAGATTCTTATTACGAAGTACATCAGCATTCGGATCATCTGAAGGCTTCATTCCTACGATCTGCCTAAATTCATTCGAAGACAAAATCTCATTACGTGTAAACTTATCAGCCAATTCAGCAAGTTCAGTTGTCGGAACAAGCTTGAACGGATCTCTGAAGTACATAATGGATTGCTTCTGAGAACGTGCAGTGTTTGTAAGGAATTTTCTTTTAAGCTCGCCAACTATTGCTGACATAATCGGTTCGATTGTCCTGTTGTAATAGTTATTCAAAGCCTTCTCATCAGCCGTGCCATTCATTATCTCTTCAGTCAGACCTAACTGGCTATAAAGCATTCTCGTAAGTGTCTCTACCTGAGTAAATAATTGATTGTCGACTGAACGATTCAGCTGAGTAACACGCTCGGTACCATCTGTATATGCGATACCATACTGTGAACTGGACAACTGTTTCTCTATGTCTTTACGGCGATTCTCCGCCTGTTGACGACGTGCTTCTGTTTTAATAATGTAAGGAAGCTGGATAATCAGATCCAACTTATTAGCCCCTTTCTGCTCATCTATGATGTCTAAGAGACCAAGCTTGTGTATAAGCCTCTGCATAGTTGAGTTAGGTTCATTCATAACTGAGAAGAACGGGTTCTCGATAATACCTACAGCTTTCTTCGCTATGGTTATTTCTTCAAATCTTCCCGTTCTATCGTTATAGAGCTTTACCCTTACATGCTGCGGATACCATTGAATAATCTTTCCGGTCCGCATCGTTTCTATCTTTGTTGTCTCTGTTGCTTCAGGGCTAACTTTTGTATCAATAGGCACAACTGCCACAACACCCTCGTCCAACATCGACATGACAATGTCTTGTACAAAATTTCGTGACTGCTGATCGATGTTTGCTTCTAGATTGAAGCAATTATTAAGACCGGAATCTATTGTTTCTAGATACCGGTCTCTATCGTCTAATTTGACGTGTTTTATGTCGATCTGTGAACAGTCAACAGAAATTCTATTGTATACAGAAGTAATAATTGTTCGTTCATTACCTCTGGTTGTCCTAATCCTGTCAGGACGGTTAGAATAAGCTGTCCCATAATCCCAACGGGTCGGATCTTTATTCATGAACGCATTCCAGGCATGCGCCAGCCTATCTTTGAAAGTTGGCATTGGTGCCTCCTTTAATAAAAATAATTAAAGACTATCAAGATAACGTTTTAAATCTTTTCTTCTTTTTTCATATTCTTGATCGCCAAGGAGCATTTTTCCATATTTATCGGCATTCTTTACAGTATCATCTATATCACCAAACCTATTAGTATATAAATTGTTAACTTTTTTTAAATTTTTTTGTACCATTTTATCAGACAATAATTTTTGATTTTTTGTCATTCCAGTTTGCCCATCGATAAAACGACTATATGTTTTCGAATTTGCTTTTTCAGCAAGTTTTTGCTGATCTTTATTTGAAATCCGAAGATTTGTTTTCTGTTGTCCAGTTGGCGTATGTACCGATATAACACTAAGACCTGTTGTTGGAAGAAATACTGCCGACAAAGCTGCGGTTTCTGCTAATGATTTTGCAACACATTTAGCGCCTTCTTTTATAGTTGCAGCCTTTTCTTTTTTCATATCCGAATAAGACATTTTACTAATCGCTGATAATTCTTTATTCATCATTGACTGCGCTAATTTTTTCCCTCGTTCTATATCTTTAGCCCAATCTGAATACTTTTTAGCCCGTTCTATTTTCCCTTTTGCCTCTAATTTTTCAGCACGCGCTTTATTCCTAGCAATCTCTACATCCATTCGTTTAATTCCGCTAGGACGCCATATACTAGCATTACCTTCATATCGTTTATGAACCTTAATAGACTCTTTCTCTTTATACTTAGCAAGTTTCTGTTTACCGGCAGCAGTAAGAGATCCATCAGTGTTCTGAAATCTTCTTACGCCCCATTTCTGACCGAGGACACCATGATGCATTAAATAATCGTCATACATTTTTATACCTCTCATCATAATCATCGCTCATGGTTTTAAATACTAGATCTCTAGCTTTAAGTTCTTGCATCTTATCCCACATAAAATCCTTATCTAATCCACCAACTTTCTTATCATGTTTAGTAGATTCTTTACCTTCTTTTGTCTTATAAAAAGTATTAAGAAGCTTATTATAAGCTTCGGATTTTGTTGGTATTTGTGAAATGTCTTTCTTAAGAAGAGCCTGTATTGCTTTGTTCTTAGCAATCTTAAGACGAACCTTCTGAGCTTGAGCCGCTACTTTATCAGCTTTAAGAGATTTGCGTAGGGCTCTATCGCTATAACCAGTAAGTTTAGAAAGCTTATCTGCTTTGATATGATACTTATCAGACTTAAACTGTTTCTTTTCAGCTTTGGCTTCTATTTTCAATCTCTTGTATTCATCTTCTACGCCAAGAGCTTTCTTATGAAGTTTTGCGGCTTTAAGCTGATAGTTCGCAGATTTCTTTGCCGCTCTATTGCTAGCACCAAGATCTTTCTTAGCATGTATCTGTTCAGCTCTACGCTCTAAACGAGCAGCTTTCTTTTCTTTACGTTGAACTTTATAACCAAGTCTTTCATTCTTCTGATCTATACGTTCAATCTTATGCTGTCTCGATCTTCCAGCAGCTGTAAGAGTTCCATCATTATTCTGGAATCGTCTTACACCCCACTTCTGACCTAGTATTCCATGATGTTGTAGAGAGTCGGAGGTATTAATGGCATAATATTCCATAATCTACCCCCCCCCTAGTTATACAAGTTCAGCGAAATCTTTCATTATGAATGCTGTTTCACCATCACAATTAACCTCATAAAATCCGTCATCGCCTGAATTAACAAGATCAAACTTATCACCAGCTACAGCAATCTTAGCAACCTCTCCAATAAGACTAGGAGTTTTCCTAACATTTACACGAGGCGCTTTGATCTTTACACTCTTCTTTTTTGTAGCTTTCTTAACCGTACCTTTGATTTCGGGTTTCTCTGCCGGTTTTTCGATCTCTTCTGTTACTTTTGTTTCTTCAACAACTTCTTCTTTCTTAACTCTACGTGCCATCGTTTTCTCCTTTACCTATATTGTTTAGACAACTTCATTAATTCGTTGCCAACGCCATTAGTAACTGCAGCCGTTGTATTAGCGGCCGATTTAGATGTTGCATCCGCAAGAGCATTGGATACCGTATCCAATGTTCCATTAGATCTCATTCTCTTAACTGATTGATCAACCATTGTGGACAGTACATATGCTTTAACATCTGCGTAAGTTCTTATACCAGTATCAACAAACTGCATTGCTTTCTTACCAGCTGGTGTTTCAACCATTGCATAACAAGATTCGATTGTCGCATTTGGATTAATGTTAGATAAGAAATTTGCTGCTGTTGACATTCCTCTCATAGCAAGCGCCGGGGCTGCCGCAGCAAGTCCGCTAACACCAGCTACACCGGCTACTGTACCGGCAATATTTAATGCCTTCTGCTTAGCCTCGTTCTCTATACCGACAATTTGCTCAATGTTCATTTGTTTAATGTATTCATTTACAGATTTACGAGTAGCTTCTGCATTTTCCATTCTTTGTTTAATGACAGCTTTCTCTTCATCATCGGTACTCTTATCTAAACGCTTCTGGTATTTCTTAAGTTGTTTAGTATAATACTTATCGTTCTTTGCAATCTGTTTATCAGCAAACCGATACTGATGATCAATACCCTTTTCATTAAGAGATCCATCAATGTTCTGGTATTTATTAGATACCCTTTTCTTCCCCATAGCAGTTAGGCTGCCATCAGGATTCTGATAACGTCTTAGTCCCCACTTCTGACCGAGGATGCCATGATGCACTAAGTAGTCTTCCATGATTTTTACCCTCATTTTGAGCTTTACTCAAAAGCTTCTTTGTTGTTCTTGTATGCAACAAATGCATCCATCAGAGCTGCGACGTTATCAATCTTGTCTTCTCTTCTTTTCTTAAGAAGCTTTCTATTACCATTTGTGTCTTCAAGTGTTATACAGTTACCCATAGCAAAAGTCATAAGCTCTTCATCAAACAGAAGCATTCGTTCTCCTGCCAAATGTTTAAGCTCTCCTAATGGTACAGATTCTGTCTTAACACCCTGTATAACTTTCTCTATACCGAACGGACCGTTCTCAGTTTCCCATCTTTCGACAAAAGCTTTAGCATTGTACGGGTCAAATCCGAAACATCTGATGTCATAATTAGATTTCTCGATGTATTCATCCAGATCATCATACACATCCATGATGTCGAGTATGGTTCCATTCATAACAATGAGACTACCCTCATCCATAAACTGGTTATACTTCTGTCTTGTTGCCGCCGGAAGTTTGTCAAGCGTAAGGGATGTGATATAGCTACGCGTCTTAACACCAAAACACCCATCCGATAACGGGAACAAGAATGTGAATGCACAGAAGTCATCACCCTGAGACAAGTCAGCGCCAAGTGAACATGGCATTGACCAGAAATCTCTGTGTCTATGAGGAAGCGTCTCTTCGTAAGTGAAGAAGTATGTATAACCTTCCATTGGAATACCGAATCTTTTAGCCAAAATGTCATTTCTAGCCGCTGGAGCCTTTTCGGCTCTATCTACGTCAAGCTGATAAGTCTCGTACGTAACAGTTTTACCAAGATTTGGATTGGCTTTAAGCCACATGGCAGGATCGCCAACTTCTTCTACTTCATCGAGTTTGTACCACCAGATTGACACATGATCATTAATGTATTCTCCTTTGAGAATGTCCATTAACTCCATCTTAATTGTGTCGCCTGGGCCATTTCTTACAGTACCTTCTGAACTAACAGCTACAATAAGGTAATCGTCATTCTTAGAAGCACCCTGCTCAAGAGCACCTATGACATCTTCTCGTACATCGCCTGAAAGCCACTCATCGACAGAGTTAATTCGGCTATTAAGACCCTGTAACTTGTCAATTGTCATGGGTCTTATCTCAAGCAAAGATCCAGTAAGAAAGTTTTCTATACCTTTCTTCGTAGAAGCGAGTTTTTGTCTTGTTGCTCTGGAACCAGTAGTGTTCTGAAGCGAACCTTCTGTAAGAAATTGAAAAAGCGGGCCTCTAGCCCGCGTAATAGAAGTTCGTATTGGAGATAGAACCTCTTCAGATTGTTTCATTGTAGGTGCTGTGGTAACTTGATGAGTTGTTGTGGTATCAACATTGAGAAAGAAACTCTGTATACAAGACAAATACATGGATTTAGCTGCACCTCTGGCAACTATAAGGTATTGTTTGTTTATTAGTCGTTTCTTAATCGTCTTTGTTACATACCGTCCACCTCTACCAGTTGGACTTGGTTCATAGACGCTTCGATCTACGAAGTAATACCAACCGAATATTTGTTCGGCCCACAATTTGAAACTATCTAATAGGTTTAGATCGGACCCATCTGTGAGGGTTAATTCGCCCTCACAGTATTCTATGAATCCATTGATCGCATCACTATCATAGTAGTACATTGGGTTGGCTATCAGATCGTCAATCCGGTTCATTTCCATAGAGATTTCACGACAGACTGGGATCTCCCCTCGTATCACTGCGTCACGGAACTGTCCATAGTAGTACGGTACAGCCGTGTTTGATAATGACATTAGTTATCTCCTCTGTTTATCTTCAAGAAGAAACGTTCGTTTAGTCCAATCAATGCCAGAATCTACAACTTCACCGGTGACATGTTCAACTTCATTGAAATTGTCTTTTACAAAATCACTAGCTTTTCTATAGATTCCGCTATTAAACTTGCTGTACTCTTCTTGAGCTTTTTCGGTTTTAGCATTTGCTTCTTCTTGTTTCGCGGTTTGCTCCGCCGCTCTCTTTGCATCCCGATCTTTTGTAAGACTGTCAAACATTGTCTTACGTTTAAGAGCATCCTGCATCTCCTGATTGGTCATCTCGCCCATTCCATTTTCAAGATCTTCAATCATCTTATCGAGTTCTTTCTTAGTTGCTTTGAACTCTTTCTTCTTTTCGGCTTTAGCCTGACCAATAATAGGAAGATCGGCGTCACCAAAAGCATTCATAATCTTAGCAACGTTGTTGTAAACTTTTGAACCAGCATCGATAGCGTTAGAAAGCTTGTTTCCGACATCGGCAACTTTCTGCATGTTATCAACAAGTTCTTGAGTCTTAGATTTACCAGCTTTCATCTTTGCACTATCTGCAGCAAGCTGATTAATTCTCTGATTAAGCTGATAACGATTAATAACTTCGTTAATTTCCTGATCAGAGAAATAAGATCTATTCTTTTTATAGCTAACAGACTCTATATCACCTTCTTCTCGAACACGAGCTTTATCTTTCTCACGCTCTTCAGCAGAAAGTTTAGAATAATCGAGCGGATAAGGGGGACCATTCCTCTTTCCCCACTTCATTCCAAGTCTTCCGTGATGTTCGAAATAAGGCTGAGAGTTTATACCAACATAAACAGCTGTATGATTGAGAGTAAGCGAACCACTTGACTTTTTGCCTCTAACCATCTGAGTATAGTTATTCCGCACTCGTCTAAGCTTTATTACTCTAAGTTTTTCAGCTTTCTTACGTTCCTGTTCTCTCTCAATTTGTCTCTTCTTACGTTCTTCGTCTCGAATAGCTCTTAATCTTTTAGCCTCTTCACGCTTTTTAAGAATTTCCGCCGCTCTCTTCTTTTGTTCTTCTTCCTTCTTTTTCTTTTCCTCTTCTTTTGATCTCTTCTCTTCTTCTTTTTCCTCATCGGATTTCTTTTCTTTGGAAGATTTGTTAGAGGATTTTTTAGAAGATCCTTTTCCTATAGCTTTACTACCACCATTAGGAACAAACGGTTTCTTTTTAGATGATCCAGAACCACCAGATTTCTTACTATCTTTCTTTTCTTTTTCGGAAGATTTAGTTTCTGTTTTATCAGTTTCCTTCTTGGTCTCTTCGTCTTCTTTCTTTTCTTCGTCCTTCTCTTCTTCGGTTTCGTCGTCTTTCTTCTTTTTGTTATCAGCCCACTTTTCTTTATGAGTTTCATAATAGCCATGATTGTATTTGGAAATGTGGGCTGCGTTTTTCTTATTCCACTCCGGATCTGAATGCATAAAATACGAAGTGTTTACATTAAACCGTGTCATAGTGCATTACCCTCCGAAGGATCTACCTGTACATTAAGTCGCCATTCTAATTCTTTAATCTGGTTGTCGATTGCATTGTTAAGTGCAGAAGACGTACCTGGGTCAAAGATCTGTTTAACCTTCAGGTAGATGTATGTCTTAACCATCTCAAGTTTACGCATGTCCTGAATGTAATCTGACCATTTTTCATTCGGTCCTGTAATTGAAAAACCTTCAGCAGGACCTACACCAAGCTGAAGGAGTATATTGAACACCATGTTGATGTTAACAATGATGTCGGTATCGAATGCGTCATAGTCTTCTTCAAAACCGAGCATCTTTTTGATTGTGTTTAAGATGCTTTCCATGGACACGTATCTCCTTGTTTTCTTTCAACAGGTCCTTTCAGTAATTGATCCTCATTGCCATAATGAATGGCATTGTGTGTCCGGTGGCTAACCGTTATGAGATTGTCTGGATCAAAGATGATTGGATCTCGGTTAATTATTTGTTCCATTGTTATTGGATTGAGATGATGAATGATAGCATTCCTCGGAATTTCTCTTCCTTCGACACCCAAATCGCATGCTCCATCTCGAATGATGACCTTATCTCTTACATCTTTCCATTTCTTGGACCGATAGAGTTGTTGATTTGCGTATCTGTCAAAACCAAACGTCTCGGCACCAACTGCAGAATTCTCTTGCAAATATCTGAAACGTTCTTCGAAAGTTTTGAGCTTCTTTAATTCGCTATACGTCTTCATCGTCTGTAATCCTACCGGAATATACTTGCATTGCACTGATTGCTTCAGCATAAAGTTCTTCAACACGCTTCTGCGATTGCAATGCTTCCGTCTTTGCTACTAAAAGTTCTTTCTCAAGTTGCAACTTCTCTCTTTCAAGCTTTTCTTTCTGTGTTCCAAGCTTTAAGAAGTGTGTAATGACCTGAGATGATGCTGTTCCTTCTCGCAATTGCTTCTCAGCGAGTTCGACAGCGTAATTTATCATCTGATTCTCTCGTGCTTCTGGAGTTTCGGCTGGTCTCTGCCGAGGTTGAACATCTTGAGAAGCACTTGTTACCTTTCTCATGATAGTTCCTCCTTACTTCGCACGAGAATATAAGTACTTGTGGAGACTATTCATAGAGGTATGCAGTACTTTTTAAGACATTCGTAGCCATCGAAAGGAGACCAAAGCCTGGTTCTCTGTACTTAAATAGTCATGTCATACCTCCGTGAATAGCATCCAGAGCCGTGGGTAAAAACCAAAAACATTTGGCGGCATTAACCCCCGGAGAAAATATAAAT